GCTTCTAATGATTTAGCATCATCAGTTCATGGTGAACGAGATGCAGAGCAAGATGATGAACATGACGCACAAGAATATCATGCTAAACGTGCAGAAAAACGTATGAGTGGCTTAGAGCGTGCTGGTAATAAACTAGCTAAAGAAGAAGTTGAAGAGTTAGATGAGTTATCAAAAACTACTTTAGGGTCATATCTTCATAAAGCAGTTTCTTCTGCTTACCATCACGCGCAAAAGGTAAACGTTCCTGTTACTCGTAGCGAACGTGAACGAGGAGTAACAGATAATCACAATAAAGCTTATACTAAAAGAATGAAAGGCATTGATGCTGCCGGCGAAAAAGTAAAAGATAAAAATATCATTAAATCTGCAATAAAAGGTACTGAACATGCAGCAAAAGCACAAGAACGGTGGAATTGGGGCCATATAGGTACAGCTAATAGACATGGAAAGGCGGCAGAAATATCAAAACAAAAAACTCATGACACTATTGAGAAAAAAACTGGTGTAAAACACACAAATGAAGAATTATATCTTGAAGATTACACATTAGAAGAGATTCAAGACTTTATGGTGTCAGAAGACTTTGAACAATTAGATGAGTTATCAAAAACTACTTTAGGTTCTTATGTTAAGAAAGCTGGCCAGCAACGAGTTAACATGGCTAATAAAGAAAAAGAATTAGATGATACAGTAAATGGACTACAAAGAGCAAAACACAATGTGGATGATGATAGTTATTCTGCATTATCTGCTGCACAAGATAGAGTGAGCAAACAACGTAATGCGGTTACAGATAAAAGTTTATCACGTGCTCAAGGTATCCATACTGCAATCAAAAAACTAACTAAAGAACAAGTTGAAGAGATCGAAGCTCTTGCTGCTAAGCACGGTCTAGGAGAATAATATGGCAACAACAAAAGTAATTCTTAAGAAAACTCATCAAGAAGCAATCGTTAAGGTTGCTGGTACGGCTGCAACAGAAACAATTAGTTTAACTGCTGATATATTACCAGCAACTCAAGTGTTAGGCGCAACTGGTAGTCAAGCAGTAAATATTGTTGGGGTTACTTGGACTGGTGCTAATAATGGTATTGTTACTATTAGTAGAGGTGGTGTTGGTGCTTCTGGTGCAACGGGTGTTGTTATGACACTACAAGCTAATGCATGTGGTCAATTAGATTTTGGCGGTCAACAAATGATTCCAGATTCAATCGGCAATACATCTAATATTGAGGTTGCCATTTCAGGTGCACAAGCAGAATGCTGGTTAAAATTACGTAAAGTTGCTGGTTATACAACTACAGTTGAGCCAGAACAATTCGGTTCACACGACGATCCTACAGTAGCAGGAAGCTAAGATGAAACTAATTAAAGAACACACAGAAGAGGTCAAGCTAATTGTAGAAGAGAAGCTTGGTAAACCCAAAGAATATTTCATTGAGGGTATATTCCTTCAATCTAATTTAAAAAACCGTAATGGTCGTATGTATTCTAAAGACATTATGGATAAAGAAGTCAATAGATATACTGAAGAGTATGTTAACAAGAATCGTGCTTTTGGTGAATTAGGACATCCAGATACCCCATCTATTAATTTAGATCGCGTATGTATGATGATTAAGTCACTTAAAGAAGATGGCGATAATTATGTTGGTCGTGCCAAGATTATGGATACTCCATACGGCAAGATCGTTAAGTCTCTAATTGATGAGGGTGCTCAACTAGGTGTTTCATCTAGAGGTATGGGTTCTCTTATTAGTAAAAATGGAGTGCAAATGGTACAAGATGATTTTACTCTTGCTACCGCAGCAGATGTAGTTGCAGATCCTTCTGCTCCTGGTGCTTTTGTTCAGGGGATTATGGAGGGTCGTGAATGGATGTTGGTCGATGGAAAATTTGTGGAGAAAGATTTGAGTGAAGCTCGTGGTATTATCCGTGCAACACCGTCTAGTCGCTTGGAAGAGCAAAAACTTAAGTTATTTATGAATTTTCTACAGAAAATTAAGTAAATATAAATAATAATATAAATTATCTAATTAGATATAGGAGATAAGAATGTCTATCGAACAAAAAATTGCTGAAATGTTAGCCGAATCACGTGGCAAAACAGCATCAGAAGATTTAAATGAAGAGTATGAAGAGTTAGATGAAGCAGGTAATGGTACTCCAGCACAAGTTGGTGGCCAAGAAGCTTCACATCTACCGACTGCTACTAAAGAAATGAATCCTGATTCAGATCGTAATAACGTTGATAACGAAGATGAAGTTGCTAAGGGTACTACAAAGAAACCTAATGTAGTTACTGCTAAAGCTCAAGCTGGTGATCAATCTGTTATTCGTATCGGTGATACAGTTAAAGAAGACGTTGATGCACTAGTTAATGGTGAAGATTTGTCTGAAGAGTTTAAAGCAAAAGCTGCTACAATTTTTGAAGCTGCTATTGTTGCTAGAGTTAAGCAAGAAGTTGCTAATCTAGAAGAAGAATTCGAAGCTAAGCTTGAAGAAGCTGCTGCTCAGAATCAAGAGGGTCTTGTTGAAAAAGTTGATGGATATCTCAATTATGTTGTTGAGACGTGGATAGCACAAAATGAAATTGCCCTTGAACGTGGTATGAAGTCTGAAATCCTTGAGAATTTCGTTTCAGGTCTTAAAGGTGTATTCGAAGAAAATTATATCGATATCCCTGAAGAGAAGTATGATGTAGTAGCTGAAATGGAAGAAACAATTGATGAACTTCAAGCTAAATTAAATGAACAATTAGAAGCTAACGTTGAAATGAATAAAATCATTGCAGAACAAGCTAGAATTGATATCGTTAAAGAAGCATGTAACGGTTTAACCGATACTGAAGTAGAGAAGTTCACTGGTCTTGCAGAAGAATTAGTATTTGAAGATGCTGATACCTTTGCTACTAAAGTTCAGACAATTCGTGAAAATTATTTCACAAACAAGGTAGCAAGCAAAATTATCGCTGAGTCTGTTGTTACAGATACTCCAGTAGAAGTTTTAGCTGAAGAAGTAGTGGTTGCTCCACAAATGAAGCGTTATATGAACGCTCTAAATAACTTAAAATAAGAAAAAGGAATTACAATGTCAACTCGTCAAGATTTAGTAAAAAAATGGGCACCGATCCTAGAACATAGTTCTTTGCCTAGCATTAAAGATAACTACCGTAAAGAAGTTACGGCTGTTCTTTTAGAAAACCAAGAACGCGAAATGGCTAAACAACAAGAAGCTTTGTTCGAAACAGCCCCAACCAACTCAGGCGGTGCAGGTCTTGCTTTAGGTGGTGCTGGTGCTATGACTGGCTCTGTAGCTGGTTTCGATCCAGTTCTTATCAGTTTAGTACGTCGTGCTATGCCACAAATGATCGCTTATGACATTTGCGGTGTACAACCAATGACACAACCTACTGGTTTGATCTTTGCAATGAAATCAAAATATACTTCACAAGACAGCGCTTCAGAAGCATTGTTCAATGAAGCAGATTCAGATTTCTCTGGTACAGGTACTCATGAAGGTTCTAACCCAGCATCTGGTACATACACAACTGGTACTGGTTTGACTACTGCTAATGCAGAACGTTTAGGTCAAGGTGGTTCTGGTGATGGCGAATTCGGTCAAATGGCATTCTCTATCGAGCGTAAATCTGTAACTGCTCAAACTCGTGCTCTTAAAGCTGAATACTCAGTTGAATTAGCTCAAGACTTGAAAGCAGTTCATGGTCTAGATGCTGAAACAGAATTAAGCAACATCCTTTCAACAGAAATTCTTGCTGAAATCAACCGTGAAGTTATCCGTACTGTTTATAAAACAGCTAAAGTTGGTGCTCAAGTTGGTACAACAACTGCTGGTACTTTCGACTTAGATGTTGATTCAAATGGTCGTTGGTCTGTTGAAAAATTCAAAGGTCTATTGTTCCAAATCGAACGTGAAGCCAATGCGATTGCTCAACAAACACGTCGTGGTCGTGGTAACTTCATCCTTTGCTCTTCAGATGTTGCATCTGCATTAGCAATGGCTGGTGTATTAGATTACGCTCCTGCTTTAAGTACTGGTTTGAATGTTGACGAAGCTTCAACAACATTTGCTGGTGTATTGAATGGTAAATATAAAGTTTATGTTGATCCATATTCATCTAACCAACAAGCTACTCAGTTCTTCACTGTAGGTTACAAAGGTACTTCAGCATTTGATGCTGGTTTGTTCTACTGCCCATACGTTCCATTGCAAATGGTTCGTGCTATCGATCCTAACAGTTTCCAACCAAAAATTGGTTTCAAAACTCGTTACGGTATGGTTGCTAACCCATTCGTTTCATTGGATGGTTCAACTGATGATTTATCAGTAGCAAACAAAAACTACTACTACAGAAAAGTTGCAGTAACGAACTTAATGTAATATTAGAAGCCTACGTAAGATAGGTACTTTAAGGGGATCTTCGGATCCCCTTTTTTATTGTACAAAATACTATAAATATGATATAATAAATAGTAAAACATTTTTAGGAAATCTTATGGCCACATTAACATGTCCAATGCCGGAAAACATTAATCCATTATCTGCCAATGGGTTTATGTTTAATATTTCGAAACTACCTGAAGTTAGTTTCTTTTGTCAACAAGTAAACTTACCAAATATTACTTTAGGTGTAGCTGATCAAGCAACACCATTTTCTATGATACCTATTCCTGGTGAGATGTTGACTTATGGTACTTTAGATTTGCAATTCTTAATTGATGAAAATATGAATAATTTTAAATCAGTTTATAATTGGATGACTGGTTTAGGTTTCCCAGTAAATAATAAACAATATAGTGATCTTGTTTCAAGTAGTAATATAAATCAAAGAAATGAATTAATGTCGAATTACTCAGATGCCGTATTACAGATCCTTAATAGTAATAATAATTCATCTGAAACTAAAACTATTCAATTTAGAGATATTTTTCCTGTGTCATTAGAAAGTTTAACAATGATGTCAACTAGTACAGACGTACAATACTTAGTAGGAAGTGTATCATTTAGGATCAGTTATTACGAATTTATGGCTTAATAAATAGATTATACATTATGGAGTTGTTATGAAAATAGATGAAATTCAAGATATGTGGGAGTCAGACTGTGGGATAGATGATAACTATCTCGGTGAGGCTGCCACATTAACACCTAAGTTACATTCAAAATATATCAAGTTACTTATTGAAGCTAAGTTAAAGCATTCTAAGTATACCTCTGACTATAACCAATTAAGAAAAACTAAATTCAAATACTATCGTGGAGAGATGTCACGTGAGGAATTAGCAGATCTACAATGGGATCAATACCAAGGAGTTAAGCCACTCAAGAATGAGATGGATGAAATTCTTACTGGTGATACGGATCTAAATAACATTAATACTAGAATCGAATACCTAACTGCAATGATATATCTATTAGAGTCTATCCTTGGTCAGATACGTTCTAGAGACTTTCAAATTAAAAATGGAATCGCTTGGAAGCAGTTCCTAGCAGGGATGTAATGAAGATAGTAATAGAAAAACAAGATGAAGTAAATCTAAGAGTGATGGCTGATGACGGCATCGAATACGATCTGTCTCAGTTCTTTACATTTGAAGTACCAGGTGCTAGATTTACACCTGCTTTCCGTGCCCGCTTGTGGGATGGAAAGATTCGTATGTACGATCTACTTAGAAAAACTTTATATGTTGGTCTATTAGATTATCTTATTAAGTTTGCTGAAAGAAATGATCTTGAAATTGAATACAAGAATGAAGTTGTATCAAAGACTCCTGTTACCTATGAAGAAATAGAAGCATTCACAAAGGGTTTAAATCTCTACGGTAGAGGTAATCCTATTGAGATTCGTGATTATCAGATAGACGCTATCACTCATGGCATTTATAACAATCGATCAATATTACTATCTCCTACTGGTTCAGGTAAGTCGTTAATCATCTATTCATTGGTTAGATGGCACCTAGAGAATGGTCGTAAATGTTTGGTTGTAGTTCCTACTACTTCTCTAGTGGAACAAATGTACTCAGACTTTGAGGATTATTCCTCAGCAAATGGTTGGACTACATCAGAATATTGTCAGAAACTTTACTCAGGATTTCCTAGAGAAGTTACCAAGGATGTAATGTTTAGTACATGGCAATCTATCTACACTCAACCTAAATCCTGGTTCGATCAGTTTCAGGTGTTATTTGGTGATGAAGCGCATCAGTTTAAGGCAAAATCATTGACCACAATTATGGATAAAATGAGTGAAACCGGCTTCAGAATCGGCACAACCGGCTCATTAGATGATAGTAAAATCAATAAATTAGTGCTGGAGGGAGTGTTTGGCCCCACCTATAAGGTTACATCAACCCGCGCACTAATGGATGATAATAAGCTCGCAGAACTAAAGATTAATGCAATCATCTTAAAATACGATGAATCAACCCGTAAAGAGTTTAATAAATCTACATACCAACAAGAGATGAATTATCTTGTTACTAATGAGAAGCGCAATAAGTTTATTAGGAATGTTGCTTTAGGATGTGAAGGTAATACGTTATTGTTATTTCAATATGTAGATAAGCATGGTAAGATTTTGGATGAAATGATTAGAGCAAAAGTTGCAGAAGGACGTAAGGTCTTCTTTATCCATGGGGGTACAGAAGTTGCAGACCGTGAAGGTATTCGTAAAATCGTGGAGAAAGAAAATAATGCGATCATCATTGCTAGTTTTGGTGTGTATAGTACTGGTATTAATATACCTTCAATTGAAAACGTTATCTTCGCTTCACCAAGCAAATCAAAGATTAGAAATCTGCAGTCCATTGGTCGTGGATTACGTTTAAACTCTGGTAAAAAGTATTGCACATTATATGATATAGCTGATGACTTATCGTATAAATCGTGGAAAAACCACACTTTAAAACATGCTGCTGAACGCTATAAATTATATAGCGAGGAAGAGTTTTCCATTAAATTAGTTGAGGTATCGATGTGAGTGAAGTAGAATACGGTCCTGAGGACTACGTAGTAGTAATAAAACTATCTAATGGTGAAGAAATTGTAGGATTAATGGTAGATGATAATGGTGAATATGTTAAGATAGAACATCCATATACTCTACGATATGATCCTATAAAAGGTGGAGTAGGATTACTGCCATGGTGTTTATGGTCAGAGGATCAACTGTTTCATGTTTACCATGATAAGATTATTTTTGTTGTAACATGTAATAGAAAGATTGCTACTCGTTATCTAGACGTAATAGATACGATAGTAAATCCAATGGCAGATGATCTTGATGAGTTTAGATCAGTATTAGATGAATTAGATAAGGCAACAGGTAATGATAATATCTATGATGAACCATCTATAATAGTAGAAGGTAATGATACTAAGCATTAATAACTTATTTATTACTTGACCGCCTCTGTATAGATATAATAACACTAAAAAGAATTTATGTACAATTTAGTTTATGATACCAAATATAGTGTACAAAAAACATATTACAGTATATAATTGTTTTATATTATGAAAAGGGTAACAAATGGCATCTTCACATTACGTTAACAATCCAGACTTCTTAGAAGCTTTAAAGAAACATAGAATTGCAGTAGCCGATGCATTAGAATCAGGGGATGAGAAACCTCAGGTCTCTAATTATATTGGTGAATGTATTCTTAAGATTGCTAACCATCTATCTTATAAATCAAACTTTATTAATTATTCATACCGTGATGAAATGATCGCGGATGGTATAGAGAATTGTCTACGATATGTAAACAACTTTGATCCTGCAAAATCTTCTAATCCATTTGCTTATTTTACTCAGGTAATCTATTTTGCTTTCCTACGTCGTATTGCTAGAGAAAAGAAACAATCAGTAATTAAAGGTAAGATGATCCGTGACATGTCGTTTGAGTCTTTTGAATTACAAGATCAAGATGAAGATGGCCACTTCACCAATTCTTATATTGACTTTATGCAATCTAATGGATCATTTGACGACTTCATTGAACGCAAGAAAGAAAAGAAAAAGAAACCTAAAACTTCAATAGAAGAACTATTAGAATCAGACGAACTATCCGAATAAAGATTGTACATATAATAAACAATATGTTATAATTATGAATTAAGTGAGGAGTTTAAATGAAAATAGCAATTCTAGGAGATACCCATTTTGGTTGCCGAAATGATTTACGTATATTCCATGACTACTTCAGAAAGTTCTATAGTACTTACTTCTTCCCCATGCTTAAAGAGCAGGGAATTACTGAAGTGTATCAGCTCGGTGACTTATTCGATCGACGCAAGTACATCAATTTCTACTCTCTCGATGAGTGCAAACGATATTTCTTCGATGAGTTAGATGCTAATGGCATTAAGTTACATACTCTTGTAGGTAACCATGATATCTATTGGCGTGAATCGTTATCAGTTAACACACAATCCTTGGTGCTTGGTGAATACTCCAATGTGGCAATTCATGCATCCCCTTCTACTGTTCATATAGATAATACATCAATAGATATTATCCCATGGATCTGTCCTGAGAATGAGAAGGATGTTGTAGAGTTTATCAATGCTTCTAAATCAGATATCTGTATGGGCCATTTTGAGATTGCTGGTTTCTCCATGTATCGTGGTATGGAATGCCATGATGGACTAAACAAAGATATGTTTAATAAGTATGAGCAAGTTTGGTCTGGCCATTATCATACACGCTCTAAACAAGAAAACATTACCTATGTGGGTACACCATACGAGATGACATGGCAGGATTATGCAGATCCTAAAGGCTTCCATATATTCGATACTGAATCCCGTGAGTTAACATTCCATGAAAGTCCATTCAATATATTCTATCGAATTGAATACGATGACACTAAAGAGTTACCTAGTTTAGATATAGATTTAAAGGATGCATTTGTTAAATTGATTGTGGTCAATAAAACAGACTTCTATAAGTTTGATATGTTTCTAAACAAGTTATATTCTAAAGGATGTTACGAGATTAAGATCATTGAGGACATGGCAGAATTCAGGGATGGTACTGTAGATGAAGAAATCAATCTTGAGGATACTGTATCAGTTCTATCAAATTATGTAGATTCAATTGAAACTGATCTTGATAAAGAAAAGATTAAAACATATTTAAGAACACTTTACACTGAAGCCGTTAACCAGGAGGTATGATGCAACTTGAATTAGATTTTGGTCAACCAATACAAATGGAGTTATTTTGTTAATTTTTAGAACGGTAACATGGCGTAATTTCTTATCAACTGGTAATGCCACCACCACATTAAACCTTGATTCCAATGATTCTACTCTTATCGTGGGTAAGAATGGTGAAGGCAAGTCCACTATGTTGGATGCATTAACGTTTGCTTTGTTTGGCAAACCATTTCGTGATGTCAATAAGAATCAACTAATCAATTCTATCAATAAAAAGAATTGTGAAGTCACTGTTGAGTTTGAGTTGAATGCTAGATCCTATAAGATTATCCGAGGCATCAAACCAAACATCTTTGAGATCTATTGTGATGGCCAACTAATCAACCAAGATGCTGCTCTTAAAGACTATCAAAAGGTTCTTGAGCAACAGATCCTACGGTTAAACTATAAAACATTCACTCAAGTTATTATCTTGGGTTCGTCCTCGTTTGTTCCATTCATGCAACTTCCTCAAGGTCAACGTAGAGAAGTTATTGAGGACATTCTTGACATCCGTATTTTCTCGGTAATGAATCAACTTCTTAAAGAGAAAATGGCTAAAACAAAGGAGAGTATTAGTGCTATTGAAACTGAGATTCGTATCATCGCTGAACAAGCGAAAAGTCAACAAAGAATCCTTGAAACTATGCAAGGGGCTAAAGACAAAAGCGTTAAAGCCATTCAAGATAAGATACAAGCAAATAAAACCGAGATACAAAACCGTGTTGCACTTTTGGAAACACTCCATGCTAAGCACAAAAAACTCGCTGCCCAATTACCTGATTCAAATAAGCTTAAGAAGGATCATGAGCTTATCCAAAAGAATTGGTCAAAATACGAAGCTTTAACTGATCAATTAGATGATCAAATGGCTTTCTTTGATGCTGATACGTGTCCTGCATGTCAACAGAATATTGAACATACGCATAAAGATACCATTCTTACTGATATGCTAACCAAAAAAGAAGAGTATTTGGCTTCTATGGCTACTATTAAAGCAGCTCAAGAGAAGTTAACTAAAACCATGACTGACACTAATGAGTTAGCCCGACAAATTACTGACCTAAGTATTGAAACTTCTACAGAAACCAATGCTATCTATATGCTGAATACTACTAATACTGAACTCGAAAAGGAGTTAGCACAAGAGAATGAGTCAGGTGATATTGTAGGCGAGAAAGAAAAGTTAAAACAGATTGCTTCTAATGCTCTTAATAAGAACCTTAATAAGATTGATCTGGCTAGAAACCAAAAGATAGAGGAAGCATCATCAGCTTTACTTAAGGATACTGGTATCAAAACCGCTATTATCCGTGAGTACCTTCCTATTATGAATAAGTTGATTAATAAGTACCTAACAGCAATGGACTTCTTTGTTCACTTTGAATTGGATGAGGGGTTTAATGAGGTAATCAAGTCTCGCCATCGCGATGAATTTACTTATGCATCATTCTCTGAGGGTGAAAAACAAAAGATTGATTTAGCTTTGTTGTTTGCATGGCGTCAGATTGCTAAGATGAAAAACTCTGTCAACACTAATCTATTAATCATGGATGAGATCTTTGATTCTAGTTTGGATACAGCCGGTACTGAGATGCTAATGAATCTATTGTATGAATTGCCACAGGGACATAATGTGTTTGTTATATCCCATAAGGGAGATGTATTGGTAGATAAGTTTGAGAATGTAGTTAAATTTGAAAAGAAAAATGAATTCTCAGTAATCACTAAGAACTAGTGTACATTAATTACAAATGGGTATATAATGTTTATTCTTTAGTGAAAAGGATTTATATGACTATATACTATTTACAACAATCTAAAAACAAAACACGTTATATGATTGACACTAAAATCCATACTGATTTTGAACTAATTCAACAAACTGAAGCCAAAAACTGGATACAAGCTAAACTCAACTTTGGTTATCCTTTAACATCAGAACAAGAATATTTACTAGAAAACTAAAAATAACAGTGTACATTAATTCATAATTAGTGTATAATAGTATTTCAATGATTGGTAAAGCCGCCGCACTTTATCTTTCAATCAATCGCGGCATATTATGGAGATGTATATGAGCAAAACAGCAAAATTAGCAGCACACTTAGAAAAAGGTAATTCAGTAACAGCCAAGGAAATCCGTGGTAAATTCGGTTTGGCTAATCCACATGAAGCAGTACGTCAACTGCGCATGCAAGGTTTCTGTGTATATGCAAACGCAGTAAAATTGCATGACGGTACTCCTTCTACTAAATACCGTATTGGTAAACCATCTAAAGCTATGGTAGCAGCAGCTTACGGCCTAACAGGCGGCGATTTGTTCTAATCAAATGGGGGTGCAATGCCCCCGCTTTTGAGGTATATTATGGTAAGACTATCAAAACAAGAATTACAAGATTCCCAAGACCCAAATGCTACAGGTGGGCGAAAATTTGATGGTAATAAGTTACAATATGGCTTAGTACCTCCATTAGCTTTACGTGAGACAGTAAAAGTACTTACGTTTGGTGCAGAAAAATATGAACCAGATAATTGGCGTAGAGTTCCAGATGGCCATCGTCGTTATTTTGATGCTGCTCAACGACATATTTGGGCATATAAAGAAGGCGAAATAATTGATCCTGAAAGCGGGGTAAACCATATGGCACATGCTATATGTTGTTTAATGTTTATGTTAGACCTTGATGAACAAAAAACAAAAGATCAAGAAATAACTCATGAATTAAAGAAAATATTTGAGAAATAAATTGTACAAAAATCCAGAAGTAGTATATAATAGAATTTTAAGTGAGGAGTAACTATGCAATTATCTAAAGACACTCTCAATAAGTTGAAAAACTTTGCTGAGATCAATTCAAACCTTCTAATCAAACCGGGTAATTCAATTACCACTTTATCTGCTGGTAAAAATGTAATGGCTATTGCTAGTATACCAGAAGATTTCGGTGTGGTAGACTCTGGCTTTGGTATCTATGACCTAAATGAATTCCTTGGTATCGTGTCTTTATTTGAGAACCCAGATCTAAGTTTCTCTCAAAAGTATGTAACTATCTCTGAAGGTAAGTCAGCAATTAAATACTTTGCGGCGGATCAATCAGTTCTTACAGTACCAACCAAAACTCTTGAAATGCCACCAGCAGATATCGAGTTCAATATGACATCAGCAGTACTACAATCTATTCGTAAGGTAGCAGCAGTTCTTAGGACTACAGACGTATCAATCGTTGGTGATGGTACTGAAATTAAGTTCCAAGCTGGTGATAAAAAGAATGCAACAGCAAATGCTTATAGTTCTGTTATTGGTGAAACTGATAAAGAGTTCTCTGTAAATCTTAAAGTTGATAATCTTAAATTATTACCGGGTGATTATAATGTCAAGGTCTCTTCTAAAAAGATCTGTAAGTTTAGTAATGAAAGCTTGACTTATTATGTAGCAGCAGAATCTGACTCTACATTCCCAGTTTAGTTTTATGCTCCAATGTAAACTAAGAGTTTATATGTATAAATAAATTTAAACTAGGAGTTATATTATGGTAACAAGTGATCCAAAACAATTCTTGTGGGTAGAAAAGTATCGCCCACAAACTATCGATGAATGTATTCTTCCTGAGTCAATAAAGAAAACCTTTAAGGACTATATTGCTCAGGGAGAACTTCCTACATTCCTTCTAACCGGTACCGCTGGTGTAGGTAAAACTACAGTTGCAAAAGCACTATGTAACGAAATCGGTGCTGAATATCTATTCATAAACGGCTCAGATGAGGGTCGTTCTATCGACATCCTTCGAACTCATATTCGTGGGTTTGCTTCAACTGTGTCTCTTACTGAGTCTAAAAAGATAGTAATCATCGATGAAGCAGATTATATGAATGCTCAAACCATTCAACCTGCTTTACGGTCATTCATTGAGGAGTTCTCTTCTAACTGTCGTTTCATCTTTACATGTAACTTCAAGAACCGTATCATCGAACCATTACAATCTCGTTGTGCTGTAGTAGACTTTAAGATTGATAGCGCAGAAAAGCAACAGATGGCTGGTCAATTCTTTAAACGTATTACTACCATTCTTAAAGAAGAACAAGTAACCTTTGATCCTAAGGTAGTCGCCGAGTTAGTAACAAAACATTTCCCAGACTTCCGTAGAGTATTAAATGAGTTACAACGTTACTCAGTATCTGGTAATATCGATTCAGGTATCCTAGTCAATGTTTCAAAAGAATCATTTAAAGACTTGATTAAGAACCTAAAAGATAAGAACTTTACTGAGGTTCGTAAATGGGTTGGTAAGAACTCTGATGGTGAACCTTCATTCATATTCCGAGAGTTATATGATACTGCATCTGAGAACCTAGACAAATCCAGTATCCCACCTCTAGTTCTTATTCTTGCAGACTATCAATACCGTACTGCGTTTGTAATTGATCATGAAATTAATCTTATGGCAGCATTGACTGAGATTATGAAAGAATGTAAATTCCTATGATATGGTACATACTTACATTCGTTGCTGGCTGGTATGTTCGTGAAGCTTTTGCCATGCATAAGATCAGGGTTATCGTTAAGACAATGAAAGAGTTAGAAGATACTCCCGATATAGATGAACTAAAGGTCAATATTGAAAAGCATAATGACCAATTTTATCTATACAGAGATAGTGATAACCAATTTATTGCCCAAGGTGCTACAAAGGCAGATGTTATTGCGGTTCTTAAGAAGAGATATCCTGCTCAAACGGTTGTAGTAGATCCCGATAATGTTAAAGAGGTAGATTTCAAATGAGCCCCTTTGATTTTTTAAATGCTATTAATGATACCAAACAGAATATGTTTGATGATCCTCAGGCTGAGAAGGACTATAATGCTTTCTTAATTAATCGTGGTCTATCTTATTTCCCTGATACGATTATGTATGCAAATGAAATGAATAAGAACAATATGATTGCTAAGAAGATGCAGTTTGATTTTCTTATGAATAGTATACCAAAACGTAAGAGATTTAGTAAATGGCACAAGAAAGATGTGTCCACCGATAAGTTATTGCTAATTCAAAACTATTATAAATATAATGAAGCGAGAGCTCTGGAAATAATGGATCTTTTGACTGATGAAAAAATAATAATAATTGAGAATAAAATGAATAAAGGTGGAAGAAATGACCATTGAACAAATTTACTACGACTGGAAGCCAGAGTCCATGTTGGAGATTATACTGCCTGAGCCCGATAACTTTCTAAAAGTTAGGGAGACTTTGACACGTATTGGTATCGCGTCGCGTAAAGACAATAAACTATATCAGTCTTGCCATATATTACATAAGCAAGGTAGATATTTTATAGTACATTTCAAAGAACTCTTTGCTCTTGATGGTAAAGAAAGCAACATTACTGCATCAGATATTGAACGTAGAAATGCTATTGCTTTATTACTTCAGGACTGGGATCTATTGAAATTGGTGAACAAGTTAAGTACTGATACTGCTTCAATCTTGTCACAAATAAAAGTTGTTTCTTATAAAGAGAAACACGAATGGGAATTAGTACCGAAATATAACATCGGTCAAAAACGTAAGCCGCAATAATTATATAATTTTATAGGAGAGTAAGATGGATATTAATTTAACACTGAAAGTGGAAGAAGTAAACGTAATTTTAGCATCATTAGGTAAACATCCTTTTGACCAAATCGCAAACTTAGTGCAAAAAATCAAAGCACAAGGTGAACCACAGGTAATTGCACAAACACCAACTGAAGAAGGTACAGCAGATTCAATTGCCGTTGAATAATCCCTGGATTACTACTTTTTAATACTTTTAACTATATGAAAATATAGGCATCTTGTATAAGTAGTTATGTAAGACAAAATTATTAATGTAATTAACCTAGGAGATTTACCATGTGGACAACACCAGCAGCTACAGAAATGCGTTTTGGCTTTGAAGTTACAATGTACGTAATGAACAAGTAATTCTAAAAAATTACATCCCTAGCGGTTTCGACTTCTAGGCGCAAAGGGGATCTTCGGGTCCCCTTTTGCTTGCCCGCTTGTATAAATAGATTTAATACGCACTGTACAGTAAGTACAGTCTATCGATCATGACCTGGACCGTTATGAACTGGGCGGGGTAACCAGTATAAAACCCCATAACTCATTCATGGGAGATATACATGAAAATTGCAGTATTAGCATTATTAGTGTCACTGTCGGCCCACGCTGAACCACCAAAAGAAATGTATATGGCAAATGACGCCGGTGGGTTTGTTGTATTAACGATTGAACTATGTACACATAAAAATGTGGCTAAAGAATATCCATATAGAGCTTATGCAACAGAAGGTTCTGATGTTGTTATGCATGAGGGATGTTGGAGTACTCCAGATACTTCTGCAGTGCCAACTGAATTAATGGTAAAAGAAGAAGGGGCTGGACCTGCTCCTACTTTACGAGTTATCAAAATGGTAAATACTTGGTGGGTAGAAGGTGGTAAGGCTACATTCTTTCAATCTGCATTTTTACCACAAAAGAAAAGATACCTTAGTAATGGTACAATTGACACCACGTTAAAACCGATTATAGTTAAACCATAATGTACATTAATTCTTTATTGGTGTATAATAGTATTTAGATTGTTGTAGAAGCTCTAAAGTAATACATGTTGGACGGCGGTTCGATTCCGCCCATCTCCACCAAAAGCATATTGTCACTAAGGTCCCGTAAGGATTATGTCTTTAGCGCGATAGTATGCTTTTGATGGAGATGACAAGGTTCTGACATCTCATCAGAAGTACTCCGGTCGGTGTGGGAGGGACACACAGATGGACAACACTAGGACACCGTTCGAATCGGAACTAGAGTACTTCTAATGGGGATGACCAGGTTTCGACAGCGTGGGATAGGATAAGAGTCAACACGTGGGATCACGTTAAATACAAAAAGATATAACTGCAAACGATGAGTTATTCGCATTAGCTGCTTAATGTAGCTTAGGGTTCGGTAGGTTCCTCGTAACAGAATACCTACCACTTTCTATAAAGGAGTAACATATGTTAGGAACTTTATTTTGGGTATTAGTTGGTGCATTTATTGGTTGGCATGTTGAGCAACCTGCATGGGCAAAAACATTGAAGCAAAAAGTTTTAGGACTTTTTCATAAAATTTGGTAATAGTGATATAAATATTAGTGCAATACAGGAAAGCACATGGAACTGAGAGCCTGTATCTCGTTGAAGTTCCAGCTTTAAATCTATGCCTTCGGGGTAGATCTTTTTTAAAAACTCGCTTAATAGGAGAATAGTATGAAAAATATAGCAACAGGTCGCGTGTCTTTTGGACCAATCCACCACAGTATCTTAGGTACATCATTAGGATACGATTCAATGTTCGATGAATTAGATCGAATTCTACAAGCTGCTGGTGCGTCTGGTAGTCAATCTGCAGAAAAATATCCACCCCACAATATCATCAAACTAGATGAATATAATTATGTAGTAGAATTGGCAGTGGCTGGATTTTCTAAATCAGAAATTGATATCACTGTAGCAGATGGTCTCTTAACCATAAAAGGTGAAAAGAAACCAACTGATGAAGAACTAACCTTCATGTCAAATGTAGATTATCTTCATAGAGGTATTTCTGCAAGAGCCTTTACCAAAACTATTCGCATTGTGGATACAGTTGAGGTATTGGGTGCAGAGTATGTTGATGGAATTTTGCGGGTTAAATTAGAGAATGTAATTCCTGAATCTAAGAAACCACGTAAAATTGATATTGTTGACGGTAATTTACCATTAGTAGAACCGGTAAAAACTGAAAAGCAATTATTAGTCGAAGACTAACATTAGGGGGCTTCGGCCCCTTATATATAATTATATTATGAAAACTCGTATTAGCAAGAATTTAGTGTCATTTCCGATGGTTCGTCGGGGAGATTGGCATGTACAAGTTTCAATATATAAAGATGAGCAGTTAATGGTAGTAGCAAGTCATATATTTACTGAGCAATGTGTCATCAAAACGTTTGATAATAATGGTGAAGCAATAGCATTTATAAATTTTTTAGTTGAAAAAGGAAGTAATTTATGAGTAACATAGTATTATATCGTTTAAGTAGTGGTGATGAAGTAATTGCAGATGAGGTATCAGTAACTGCAGTGCAAAATGCAACAGTTATTGCAGATGCAATAGCTCTAGTATATCATCAAACAGAAAAAGGTGTATCAGTAGGATTTGCACCATTCATGCCACAATCAGATGGCAAAATTACACTGTTAAACCATGACATTAGTGCAACATCTAGACCTAATGAACAAGTATTAAAAGAATACAATCGTATCTTTTCAAAGATTGAAATCGTTCCCGCCGGCGCAATTATTACATAAAAAGTGTAAATAAGTGTGTACATTAATTAGTTTATTTGATATAATAGTATCATAAATTAATTAAATGAGAAGGAAATAAATTATGTCAACATTTCATCAATCAGGTTTTAACTTCGACGGTATGTATCTTTCATACACTACAGTAGAAGGTCAAAGAAAGTTTGTAGCACGATTCAAAACAGGTGGTATGGCTTCATTCCGTAACTTCTTGATCAAGAATTTCTCTATTGAGGAATACTTTGCTAAAGCTGAAGCAAATATGTCTCCACTTGAAATCCTTGCTGCAAAAGGTTATGTAACTCCAAGGACTGCTAAGCTTCTTAAAAGTCTTGGTTACCAACCAACTGTTGAAGGCCAAAAAGCTTATATTCAATCTCAAATCAATAAAATAAGATCTTTATGAATTTAAATTCTTTCTTTAACGAACTAGCCGGGAACCCATCTCGGCTATTTAAAACCGCTAAATTACAAGAGAACGAGGGCAATGAGTTACTTCGAGAAGTAATTCGTTTGGCTTTAGATCCATTCACCCAGTTCTATCAACGTAAGATCCCAGAATATACACCAAACACTGGCAACACGGCGTCTCTTGGTGCTGTTCTTCCGGGATTGTTTGACCTTTCCCATAGACTGGTAACCGGTCATGCTGCAATCCATCATCTACAAATGATGTTAGAAGCAGTATCAGAAGATGATGCAAAGGTTATTGAACGGATCATTAAGAAAGATTTGAAATGTGGTGTATCTGTTGCTACTGCAAATGATGTATGGATGGGTCTAATTAGAGAGTATCCAGTTATGCTCTGCTCAGCCTTTGATCAAAAGTTAGTTGATAAAATAGAATTCCCTGCTTATGTTCAGTTAAAAGAAGATGGGATGAGATTCAATGCTATTGTAAGAGATGGCAAATGTGAATTCAAATCTCGTAATGGTAAGACTCTAGATCTACTTGGTAACCTTGAAGATGAATTTGTTGCCATGGCAGATTTTGGTGATTATGTATTTGATGGCGAACTATTAGTTAAGACGGACGGTAAAGTTGCTGATCGCCAAACTGGTAATGGGATACTATCAAAAGCAGGCAAAGGAACCATATCCGAAGAAGAAGCCAAGTTAGTTACTGCTACCGTTTGGGATGTAATTCCTTATGCATTCTTCACCGATGGCCATTGCCCAGTTTTATATTCTACTAGATTTGATAGACTAAAACAGTGTATTGAAAATGCTAAACCAAAACGTGTTGAAGCAGTTCCTTCTCTTATGGTAGATTCGTTAGATGAAGCCAAAGCAATATTTGAACAGTACCTAATTGATGGCAAAGAAGGTATTATTCTTAAGACTCTAAACGGTGAATGGGAAGACAAACGTTCTAAAAATCAGATTAAATTTAAAGGTGAACTTGAATGCGACTTAAAAATAGTCGGTCTAGAGGAAGGATCTGGAAAGTACCAAGGGAAACTTGGATCTCTCGTTTGCGAAAGCTTAGACGGATTAATCAAGGTGAACGTGGGAAGTGGCTTAACGGACGAGCTTCGTTCAAGTTTAAACTCCGAGGATTATATTGGTCGCGTCTGTTCGATTAAGTACAATGCACGGATTAAAAATAAAGACGGAGGTGAGTCTCTATTCCTACCAATCTTTGTTGAAATACGGGATGACAAGACTGAAGCAGACAGTTCAACTGGTATAAAATAATTGTGTACATTAATTCTTTTATTTGATATAATACTATATACGAATCGAAAAAAGGTGAGAATATTATGGTAACTCTTGAAGCATTTAAGAAACAAAAGCGATATTTTGATTTAGATAGTAAAATAGATATAGAACTTTATCGCCAATTCCTAATGAATGGTAATAAATGGGGATCAAGCACATGCCCATTTATCCTTGAATTCCCATACCTAACAACACCTGATATGATTAAAGACAAATTAGTCAGAAAGTTCCTTAAGGTATAATATGGATACAGTTGACTTAGTTAAAAAAATTCGTGCTCGTTCTGCTCAACGCCGAGATATTATGTGCGAGTATGGCGATCAAGATGATATATGTGACTTATTAGATGCTGCAGCAGATCAATTAGAAGCATTAGATATGAAAGTGTATATATCAAAAGCACAAAATGGATTATATCGGGAGGCACTATATGATGACTGCAGAGGTTAATGAAGATGGTTATCTAATATTTCCAGAAGGACTAATTGAAGGTCTTGGTTGGAAAGTAGGAGATAATATTAATTGGACTGATAACGGTGATGGGAGTTGGACTATGTCAAAGCAAGAAACAGAATTTGTACTAGTAGAAGCAATAGGGCAATTTCGTATGCGTTATGTAGTAGAAGTACCAGTTGGCAAAAAGGAATGGGCTGAGGATGTAGTAACCATGAACCAAGCAAAAGAGTTTTCTCAACAGAGTCTTGGTGAAATGATTATTAGTTCACGCGTTATTCCTAACGAAGAGATTATCCCGTTATGTGATGAGGATAATGATTATATTAAAACCTGGGCGGATGATCAGAAATTAAATGCATTTGTTACCAATATTAAAGACTATGAAAATGTTTAAATACTTTACAACACAAGACAATAAATCAGTGGCGGTTAATCCGTTGCATGTTATGTCTATTACTGAATACCAAATGGGTAAACAATACCCTAAATCTGTTATCTTAAGCCTAACTAATGGCGATAAGATTACAATTACGGATAATTACCTTGAAGTAGTAGCATCACTCTCTTTAACTTAGGAATATATTATGTTTATGTACGACGTTGAGACTCTAGGTATTGAGTCTAATTCTGTTATTCTTTCGATGGCTTGTATCTACTTCAACCCAGAAGATAAACCAACCTTTAAACAATTGGTTGAGAATGCATTCTTTGTTAAGTTAAATTCTAAATATCAAACTGAACATTTAGGTCGTACTGTTACTAAGTCTACATTAGAATGGTGGGCAAAACAACCTGAGATGCTTAAGAAACAATCTCTAATTCCATCAGCAAATGATGTAATGCCAGATGAAGCTATCCGTTTAATGACTGGTTGGTCAAAGCAATTTCCTAATGATGAAAAGTGCGTAGTTTGGGCACGCGGCAATTTAGACCAAATGTGTTTAGGTTCTATGGAAGATAAGTTAGGTAGAGAAGCTTTATTCCACTTTGGCCGTTGGAGAGATGTTCGTACTGCAGTTGATGTACTAACGGGATCTACAAATGGTTACTGTAATGTAGACCATCCTGAGTTTAATCGCGATGACGTTATCAAACATAACCCAATCCACGACTGTGCCTATGACGCAATGATGTTAATGTATGGAAAATAACGTTGTACATTAATTCACTTGTATGTTATAATGTTACATAATATGAAAAAGGTGATCGATGTATACTTCAGTTTTCCAGTACGGCAATAGGATTCTAGTTCGTGGCTACGACCACAACGGTAAACCCTACAAACAAAAGGTTGAGTTCGAACCTACTCTATTCGTAGACTCTAAAAAGACGGATCAAACCTCTGAGTGGAAAACACTTGAAGGTAAGACCGTCTACCCCATCAAACCCGGCTCCATCAAGGAATGTAAAGAATTCGTTGAACGTTACAAAGATGTTTCTGGGTTTGGTATCTATGGTCTAAATCAATATGACTATCAATACATCGCTGATCGATATCCAGGCGAGATCAGCGCTGATACATCTCTAATCAAGATCTGTACGGTTGACATCGAGACTAAGACTGAGTTTGGCTTTCCTATCGTACAGGAAGCCAATGAGGAGATCCTTCTAATCTCTTTGATGGATAACCATACTAAACAGATCCGTACCTATGGTTGCACAGACTTCACCAACACAAATGACAATGTAACTTATGTCAAATGTGCATCTGAAAAGCAAATGCTTGAGATGTTTCTACAGTACTGGATGCTGAATACTCCTGATGTTATCACGGGTTGGAATGTACTTAAGTTCGATATGACTTACATCATCAATCGTATCCGTCGTCTTGGTCTAGAAGCTGAGAAGTTATCTCCATGGGGTATGATTCGTGATCAGAAAGATCGTGAGACTGGTGATATCCATTACAGCATCCCAGGTATCGCCATCCTAGATTACATGGAACTCTATAAGAAGTTTACATTTACCGCTCGTGAATCATATCGTCTTGACTTCATTGCTGAGGTAGAACTCGGTGAGAATAAACTAGAAAACAAGTTTGATACGTTCAAAGAATTCTATACAAACGATTGGGATAACTTTGTTAAGTACAACATCCACGATGTATACTTGGTCGACAAACTAGAAGATCGTCTGAAGCTAATCATATTGGCTACCATCCTTGCATACAAAGCAAAAGTTAACTTCGAGGATGTCTATTCACCAGTACGTACTTGGGATATCTTAATCTATAACTATTTAGGTGACAAGAATATTGCGGTACCTATGAAGTCTGCATCTCGTGCAGTACCATTCGTAGGTGGCTTTGTTAAGGATCCTATTGCTGGATTGCACAACTGGGTATGCTCATTCGATTTGACTTCTCTATATCCTCATATCATTATGGGTTATAACATGAGCCCTGAAACTATTTCAGATCTAACTGTACCGGTATCTGTTGATGATCTTGTATCTAAGTCAATCAACCTAGACGTACTCAAGGATCAGGATGTGGCAATGGCAGCTAATGGTTCTACTTATCGTAGAGATGTTCGTGGCTTCCTACCTGATCTTATGCAAAGTTTGTATAATGAACGTAAGACGTCTAAGAACCAGATGTTGAAGCTTCAAAAAGAATACGAGAAGACAAAGGATCCTGCAACTGATAAAGAGATTGCACGACTATCCACTCTCGAGCAAGTGATTAAGGTTACACTAAACTCCGGTTACGGTGCAGTAACTAATGCTTATTTCAGATACTTCGATATCCGTATTGGTGAAGGTATCACTAAGACCGGTCAATTGGCATCTCAATGGGTATCTCGTAAGCTTAATGAGTTTATGAACAAAGCGATTAAGACTGAAGGTGTGGATTATGTTATCTATTCTGATACCGATTCATGTTACCTCAGTCTTGATAAAGTAGTTCAAGCTCATGCCGCAGATAAAGATACTGCGGGTAAGATCCAGTTCATGACCGATTTTGCAATCAAGGTACTTCAACCATATATAGATAAGTCGTATCAAGAGATGGCTGACTACACCAATGCATACGAGCAGATGATGAAGATGAAGCTCGAGGTTATCGCGGATGTAGGTATCTTCTACAAGAAAAAGAAATACTTGCTTAACGTACATAGTTCCGAAGGTGTAGTCTACTCTGAACCTAAACTAAAAGTTAAAGGTTTGAGTATGATCCAATCATCTACTCCTGAGATCTGTCGTAACAGTCTTCGTGAATCGATTAAGGTTGCATTGAGTGGGTCTGAAAAAGAAATACGCGAGTTCAATAAAAACTTCCGAGTTCAATTCGATAAGCATACCGCGGAAGAGATCTCTTTCCCACGATCTGTTAATGGTATAGACACTTATGGTTCTGCTAATGGTATCTATTCTAAAGGTACTCCGATAGCTGTACGTGGTGCGTTACTATATAATCATCACCTCAAGCGTTTAAAATTGGATAAGAAGTATACCACAGTTAAGAACGGAGATAAGGTTAAGTTTGTAATGCTTAAGATGCCTAATCCATTCCACGAGAATGTCATTGCATTCCCTACCGAGCTCCCTAAGGAATTCGGTTTGCACGACTATATAGATTATGATACACAATATGAGAAGGCTTTCAAAGACAGTCTTGGGGATCTAGTAGAACCTATGGGATGGGTACTAGACGATGTTGCTAACTTAGAGGATTTTTTCGGATGAAATGCACAATTTGTAATAAAGAATACCACGTGGATTGCCAATGGAGTCCATGCCACTTAAACCACAGGAGAAATAAAATGGATGAAAAGAATGAAAATGCAACACTAGCAGTTGATTGGGTAAAAGATATTGCAAACATGCATACAAAGTATGGGGTCAATCCTAAGGTACGTGAGTTTGATAAAGAGAAACTACAAAAGTTTCTTGAGTTCCGTATCTCATTCCTACAAGAAGAATTAGATGAACTAAAATCTGCAACTAATGGTGATGATGTAGTAGATGCTCTAATCGATTTATGTGTTGTAGCTATTGGTACTTTGGATGCCTTTGATGTGAATACCTATGCAGCATGGTCACGAGTACACGCTGCAAATATGGCAAAGGAAGTAGGTATTAAAGCTTCACGTCCTAACCCACTTGGTCTACCAGATCTAATCAAACCAGAAGGTTGGACTGCTCCTACTCATGCTGACAACGTTGGTTTATTGGGAAAACTATATGACTAATCTATTGCAGTATCTAAAAGAATGTCAAGATCGTATTGGTGAAATTATTATTGATCAAGGTTTTATTGACTTTAGAAACGAGCATAAAGAAAAATTTAGGGCAGGTGGACGAGATGATCGTCAACGTCTAATGGATGCTGATTGTTTAATTACAGAATATATGTTACTTAAGAATGGGTTTGTAAAGCAACCTGAAAATAAAAAACACGACTTTATTAAGGATGATGATAAAGTAGATACTAAGATTATTTCTTCACTTTATTTTAATGTTCCAGAGGATAAAGTAACGTGGTATATGAATAATATTCGGTCTGGTAATCTAACTCACTTTGCATTCTATAAGTTTATGGTGAGGCCTGGAGCACCTTTAAAAGTTGGTGATAAGGTATTAATCCGCTTAGATGAAGTAAGGGATGCAGAGTATGTTATGAATAAATTAAGACCATCTAAGGGCGATGGATATTATTATATTGTACAAAGTAATGTTGTACATTAATTCGAATTTGTTATATAATATTATTTTTAGTGAGGTAAAACATGGCATATACACGAGCATCAGCAAATATTCTATTAGAAGCAGCAGAAATCCAAGAAAAGAAAGGTCAAGATTATAATAACGCAGTGAGTCGTGTTACTCAAGCTGATTATTATCCTAATGGTGTCTATTCAATTCTAGATATCTGTCAAGCTAAAGTCCTTCGCATGTATTCTGTATTGGATACTATGCAAGCAGGTGGTAATCCTAACTTCGAATCTATCGAAGACTCAGCAATCGATCTAATCAACTATGCATCCTTTGTAGCTGCATATATTCGCGGTCAAGTACCCGGTCAAAAAGCTGATCGTGATATCTTTAACAAACCTTTACCAAAGGAGATTAATAATGATTTACGGAGTAAGTAATATTCGTAGGATCCTTGCCGAGAATCTCAAGAACGAGGTTTTTGTTACTGATAAAACAGGTGTAAAAACTGTTGAGATCCTTAATGCATCCTTTATTGCTAATGAACCAGCAATATTCGGTACAGTTAATGAGGAGTACGTGGCACG